GATGCAGAGATCGAGCGTGGGAAGACCGTAATTCAGCTTTGCTTCTTCTGACGTAAACGCAGAACCGAAGAAGCTGAACGAGGAATTGCTGCGGTCAATGACAAGATCGGAAACCATGGTGGAATGAATATTTTTGAGAATATACAGTCCTTTGTTGTATGCGCCTGCAATTTTTTCGGGAAAAAACCACAATACTGCAACTAAAAAATGGAACTTTATTTACAATAATGCGGATTAAGCGCCAACTTCATAGTTCCAAGTCAACACTTCTGTTTTCTTTTTTCCATTTCCACCCTTGTTAACCGATACATTCTGCGTAATTGATTTTGTTTTCCACCCGAATTGGTCAGTATATTCAGCGAGAATATCTGAAGGATATGAGCTAAGAAGAAATTTACCCTCTATTTTCGAAAGTTGAGAAAGTAAACGCTCAAAGTCATCTTTTGAATATCCGTCATAATGACCGCAATCACTATTATAATATGGAGGATCACAATAGAAAAATGTTTCCGGACGATCACGAGATGTTATAATTCGAAGGGCATCTGTACATTCGATCTGAACATTTTGTAATCTTATTGCAAATTCTTCAGAAAATGAATTCCTTTTATTGGCGATCTTACGACTTGTCGTTCCTTTTTGAACATCATACCCCCATGATCCGTCAAGCATGCTGCAGAATCCCTGTGTGGCAAGAACCCATACTGCCCATGCTCGCTTCATTTCGCTGAACATATGTGGATTATCATATATGACTTTTGCATCTTTATGGAGCCGACGGCTGTGAAGCGATATTCGGATTTCTTTCTCAAGACTGGAAAAATCATTTTGAACAACACGATAAAAATTTATAAGCTCTGAATTTGTATCATTCAAAATTTCAACTTGAGATGCCTCTTTGGAAAAGAAAATTGCAGCTCCGCCGCAAAATGGTTCAACGTACGCCTGATGGGATGGTATCATCGGCAGAATATGAACTATCATTTTTTGCTTTCCACCATAATATGTAATAGGGGTATTCCGATTTTCAGCGGAAACTTTTTTAGATTGATCCATGTAATACCTCCGATAAGTTTATAAACAACATTCACAACAAAAAGTATATAATTAACTTACACAGGCACCACGGCCATCGACTTCATACTCAGAACGGTCATTAGCAAGGGATCGTATAATTTGTTCAAATTTTATCTCCAAGTGTCATTTGTATCCCAAATTGCGAATTATTATTTCTTCATGCAAACGGGATCCTTATTCCGCTAAAATTGGCAGTTGAATCGTTTAATATTAGCTCCATGTTTGGTTCCAGATATAGACAAATAGTATCGCCGACATTGCAAAAGCAAATTGCCGAAACAGATACTCCACATTGGAGTGTTGATCCTTGCGCTGCTATTCTTGATCCGTTTTTTAATATGACAATGTTTCCAGATCCGGTAGATATATTTACATTCGCATTGAAGATATAATAACCCGCAGTCGGGACAGTATAAATACCAGTCGAAGTGTTATACCCAGCCCCTATATCCAATTCTTCACCGTTAAAAATACACCTTCTATATGATCCGTCAACCGACATCAAATTCTTTGCGAGAAATCCTTTTATAGCTAAAAGTGTATCAACGTAATTCTTAGTTGAAGCATCCTGTGCCGTTGCTGGGTTAGCAAACTGTGCACGTCCGGAAGCATCTCGGACAACCATTTTTGATGCTGTTGGTGCACTCACAGCCCCATGCGCAGTTTGTAAATTAGCATGGGTATCGGCGTAATTCTTAGTTGCAACATCCTGAGCTGCTGCTGGGTTAGCAAACTGTGCTCGCCCAGAGGTATCACGTACGACCATCTTTGATGCTGTTGGTGCACTCACCGCGCCATGTGCTGCCTGCAAATTCGCATGCGTATCGGCGTAATTCTTAGTTGCTGCATCCTGCGCGGATGCGGGATCAGCAAACTGTGCTCGTCCGGAAGTATCTCGGACAACCATTTTTGATGCTGTTGGCGTACTTACCGCTCCATGCGCCGTCTGCAAATTCGCATGCGTATCGGCGTAATTCTTAGTTGCCGCATCCTGTGCTGTTGAGGGATCAGCAAATTGTGCTCGCCCAGAGCCATCACGTACAACCATCTTTGATGCTGTTGGTGCACTCACTGCATCATGTGCTGTCTGTAGATTCGCGTGTGAATCAACGTAACCCATCGTTGCTGCATCCTGCGCGGCTGCGGGATCAGCAAACTGTGCTCGTCCGGAAGTATCTCGGACAACCATTTTTGATGCTGTTGGCGCACTTACCGCTCCATGCGCCGTCTGCAAAGCCGCATGAGTATCAACGTAATTCTTGGTTGCAGCATCCTGTGCTGCGGCGGGGGTGGCAAACTGAGCGCGCCCTGATGCGTCACGTGCAACCATTTTTAATGCGGTTGGCGCACTGACTGCTCCGTGTGCTACATCAGTATTTTTATGTGTATCAAACTCTTGCTGTCGAATTACTTTTTGCAGGTCAGTCTCAGTCCCGGCAACCCATGCATCAATATCCTCCCTGAATAGTACTTGAGCTTTTTCTCCAGTGCCCCTATCAACTTCGATTCCGGCTGTTCCCTTCGTTACACCATTACCTGTTTCGCCTTTATTCAAAGTAACAATATTATCGGTAATTTCGGAATCTATTGTCTCGACCTTTGCAGCAGGGCCTTCGATTATTACACCACCTTTCAGCCTCGTTACGCCGTTAACAGTGAAGTCACCAGTAATGACATCGCCTGCACGATCGACCTTATTGTCGTCCAGATATGCATCATTGTGATAGAGAAGGTTGAACTCCGCATCAAAATATTCTCCCTTGGCCAGTGTTCCTGTCTCAGGGGTGTTACCGCTTTTATATTCTCTTATTTTTGTTCCGATAGCTTCGGCCATTCTATGCCTCCAGTTCTGTAACTTTGCATGAAATTCCTGCGCCCCGCAGGTGAGAAATAATCTTACCCGCCATTGTTTTTAGCGAAGTCGGTGTAGTTGTTGAAATAGCGATATCGAAAAATGCCGGCTTCCTTGTTGTCCCATCACCCGCATAATACGAGCCATCGAGATACCAAGACCCATCCAGATACAGCTCCATTCCCGGAACGGCAATCGCGTGGGGATACAGATCGCGAAGACCTATAAAATAATTGCCCAATAGAGATTTGAAAACATTTGAAATATCCGGTTCAGCTCCGCTGCAGAGCATTTTCTGAATTGCAACAGCCAGATATACTCTATATTCATCATCCTGTTTCCCGTCTCTCGGTTCCCAAAGCATTTTTCCGAGCAGGTCGAGAATTACTCCCGATCGTGTCTGGAAGTCGCGAACCGTCTTAAGATCAGCGAAAACGGAAGAAAGCTCTTCCATCTGCGACGCGAAGATGCTCCATAATTTTGCATTATCTCCGTTTTCAGAGAGATCAAATCCCGACGGAGGAAGTAGCTGAAGCAGCTCCTGCATCATTGGATCCTCACGATAACGTTCTCATAGTTGGCCTTCGCAATTTCTCTTGGCGCAAATGTCAGATTATCCTTCCCTGTAGGGCTTGGTGTTTTTCCCAAAGTGACGTCTATTGAGACGATGCCTCCCACTTCGGCTTGAATTGCAGTCAGTTGCCATGCATAGATGGTTTGTCCGATACCGACTCCACCGTATTCGGTCAGCTGGTCATCAACACCACCTATATATTTGATAGCCTTCCTAATGATGGCCGGAATGTTTACGGATCCCCACTTTTCGTTAACGGTCAGCGTGTAAATCACATACACATCAATTTGTTCAGGGCGTGAAAAGCGAATTCGTTTTGTTAATCCTTGTGAATCAGTTATATATCGGGTCGTATTACCGTATGAATCGATCCCCATCGGCTTTTTGGTATTTATAGTCGATGCGATAATTGCGTCATCCCCCCCAGTAACAACCGCTTCAAATGAATTCGGAGGTAAGCCGTTTGAATTCGTTTCCGTCATGGTATTCTCAAACACCATAGAGGAGAGCACTCCGGTCAGTTTAGAAAGTGCGACGCGAAGAGCATCACACGATGAACCGGTTGATGAGGGAAGATTCTGATATCGTTCTTTTAGCTCGGCATCCGTTTCACGGCCATAGCCATTATACGATGCTTCAGGATTTGTTACGGAATCTACGCCAGAAATTGGCGTTTTAATCGTAGTGATAGACCCGGCCGCGACCATACCACTTGCTCCGGCTGTTTGACATCGAGCGACAACGGTTGCTTGTCCAGCCGCGATCACGACATCAGAGAGGGTCTTATACACGATGTTCCCTGATGTTTCGCACAGTGTTCCTGCCGCGATCATGGTATCATTAGTTCCTTTGAACAGGAGCTCCGCTTCAGCATAAGATTCGGCACGGCGAGAGAGCAGTCCGAACTTCACATTGCGATCGAGATTCACCCCGGTGGATGTGGAAAGGAAATTCGAGTAATACGAGTCTTCCGCGAGTTGCCATTGGCGGTCAATCGCCCAGCACATAAGAATGACCCACATCCCGTCAGGGCTCGTTTCCGATAAGTCGATATCGCTGCCGAACAGAGCGCGTGCCTTGGCCTGTGCTTCGGAGAGAATGACGGTATATGGCTTTCTGACGAAACCTTGTTCTGTTATTCCATAGGTCATACCGCTCCTCCAACTGTTCCGTAAAGGGTCTGAACTGAAAACTCGATCGTTATCTTCCGCACCTTGCTGTCATACGATATCGATACCGATTCGACGCTGCTCACTTCGCTGTCTGCATTCAGAATATCTGTAACCTCGACGCGGATCTTTCGGTCCGAAGCGGGTTTGTCTTGAAGCAGCGTATGCCAGTCGATGGCCTTGCCCGTATAGAGAAACCACTCGTTCTTCCAGAGTTTGAGCGCTGAGATAAGGCGCTGACGCACGCATTCTTTCTCTTCAATGTAAACGAACCTGCCGTTTCTTCTTACAGGATTCCCATTTTGATACATCATTGACTTCATACGATGCTCCCTGTTCCGGTGCCCGTTTGAGCTGTAGCAGATCCGGTTGTTGATACATTCACTGACACTGTTCCAGTCTTAATGAATGAATCTATGGCTGTCGCTAGCGCATCAGCTACTGATTCAGATGTCTTGTCTGTGCTCAAGTCAGACAGTACAGAGTGAATTGCATTCTTTAATCCTGTTTTATCAAGTGCCATATTCTAACTCCCGGGATTCGGTGATGAAGATGGGCCGACTCCCGTGCCATGAATATGAGTACTCGCTTTAGTTGGCGTTGACTTAGCCAGCCACGTAACATCTTTATCAGTCTTCATATCACCGCTTGTTTCAAAATCACCAGTCTGGGTTATCTTACCTTTAATCGTAACATCAGCTTCTATCTCGAGCGCTGCGGATTTGATTTTCACTTTCCCGTCCGCCATCGCCCATCTAGTGTCACCGGCTTCATTGCAGATTAGTAATCCGTCCTCTTCGAAATCAGATGGTGCAGAAAAATCTTTCTTCGCCAGGCCATGCGTCACACAGGCGTTTTCCATCGAAAATAACCGCCCGTCAGTGCGATCCTCTGTACCAGCCAGCCCTTTCTCTATGCTATGCGTTGCGAAGTTCACCCACACGACATCTCCTTTCTTATATTTCGGGCGAATGATAAATCCTCCTGCATGAATGAAGCCTACAGTCACATCCGGAACAACCGCGAATGGAGCCGTTGTCGTCTTCTCTGTATCGGTTATCAGCAGAAGCGGAGTGATATCCGCACGCATGGTCTTGGTATTATGCGTTTCGATTCGAGCGACACAGCCGACAAGGATCCCTTTCGCATTCTTATCCCAGAAAGCCTTCAGCGTGTTCGCGAATTCAGTCGTCGGATTCATATCCGCACCGCCTCGAATTCGGTCTCGGTGGTTCCCTTCGGAGAGAAGGTATGCTTACCCTTCGAAACGCGGAGCGTCACCGACGAATCTTTACGTTTCAGCACAACGAGTGACCCGGCACCGAGACGGTACAAAAACAACGTCTTTATCTTATAGCCGGAACCGGTCTGAGTCGCAGATAAAAGTCCTGTCGAGTTCGACAGTTCCCATGCTGTAGAAACTCCTTTCGTGGCTGCGAGAAGACAGCACTGGCCGTTCCTGAAAAAAAGCTGCGACTTTGTATCCTTTGCAATCTGGGAAAGTGCGTCTCTCAGTGTCCATCCCGGGCAAGAGAATCCTCTCTCGTAATTGACATCTTCTCCCAGTTCAATCTTCGCGCTGGTTATTCCCACTTTGTTCAGCAACTCTTTTATAATCTGAGATGCTTTCACCGGGCCTTTGATTGAAAAGTTCAGAACCGATATTGCGTAGCGCTCGCTGTCGTCCTTCAACGTAAGAGTCAGCGTCGAATCTTTTCCCGGAGCATATTCGCTCTTATCAACGACCCCGGTGAAGACGGAGCCATAGTCCCCGGCATATCCCGCAGATATGGTGCAGGTCGCACCTTTCTTCGCAGCAGATACTGTTGCAGATGCAGGATTCATTATTCGCGCTTTTATGCTCGCAAATCCTGCCGTGGAAAATTCATATTCGAATTCAAGCGTCATCGGCGGTGCTGTCAGCAGCCGGCCGGCGATATTCATCTCGCACACGCGCATATAGAGTGCGTTTACATCAGCCATAAGCGCACCTCGTCAAACGTGTCTTTTGTAACCTGTATATCCGATCCGCTTTCGGCATCGATGTCGTTTGGAAGAACAGGTATTATATTGCGAGTCATTGATAGACCGCTCACAATAGCATCGATTGTCTCTGACAGATACGATAAACGGGTGGTGAACAGTAGCGACCCAGTCGTTTCGTCTGTGACCATCAGCGTATAAAAGTCATACGCATCATTATAGTTGAACTCCAGCGCATAGCTTTTCCCATCGAGAAAAAATATTTTCTCAACGGGAATTTCGTTATGAGATACAGGTAAATATTCGATGCCGCTGATCATTTGTGCGCCCATTGATAGATTATCGATTTTGTTTTCGACTGCGATGATCCGGATTTTGCCGTTTCTGCGGGACCTTTCTTTACTGTTGACCGAGCTGCTTTAGGCAAATCCACGACGACTTCTTTTGCGCACGCGATACGAATTTGTTCCAGCGTCAATGCCACATTGAAACCGCCGCCCGTGTTGACATCACGCTTAAATGATGCACCGGACAGCACCAGATTCCGCATCTCGATATCGATGCCCTGTTTAAGCACGCCGATACCCTTAAAAACCGGACCGCTGTAGGTAAGCAGCGTTCCGCAGCCGAGCCACTTTTTAAGCAGGGTTATTTTTTCTTCCGGACTTTTATCCGCGCCGAATAGAGATACCCCGATCAGATTCATATCTCTGGTAATGATTGTACTTATTGACAGCTTCCCATTTGCCGGATCGACATGATCTGCAATATCCGAACCATCCTCTACTGCATGGTTTGATACGCTTGCGCTCTCACTGATGTCTTCCGACATCACCGGCTTGAGAATGACTTCATCATCGTCAGACATTAGGGACGCGGGAACGCCCATGAGAATTGACAATGCGCCCATTATCCCTCCTGCAGCCCGAGCGAAGATCGGGAGTCATTGAAGAGGGTATAGAGTACGTCTTTCACTGCCTGTGCAATCGCGCCTGGATCCCCGCTGCCGACGCTGATATTGATTACGGGAGCGAAAATGGCTGATTTTGAAGATTCTTTTCCTGACCCGAGAGGAATAACAGTTCCAGATACAGTAGGCCGAAAGTATTCCCGATTATTCTCATTTACCCGGTAGAGCTTTCCAGCTTCGACATCTCCGCCGTTTGCTCGAGCTCCGGCGATCTCAGGTTTTGATTCCGCAAAAATGGATATGCCTTTCTGTAGCCATGCGGGCGCAATATCAGAAAAGAGCGTTTTGAGCTTCGCAGGTATTCCCGCGAAGAATTCAACGATCTTGTCCGGAAGAGATTTGAACCACGCACTGATCTCATCCCAGTAAACGTACAGGGCTGAAACAGGAAAGAGCGCCATAACAATATATTTGCCATACGTGGAGATCATACTGATCAGTCCGCTTACGGCACGAGAGAAAAAACTCTTGATCTCGTCCCAGTAAACGTACAGGGCTGACAGCGGAAAAATCGCCATCACGAAGAATTTTCCGTACTTCTTCAGGAACTCGTAGATCGCGAGCACGCCGTTTTTTATCACACCGAAAAATCCGGAAAATGCCGCCGGCCCGCCGGTAGCCAGTCCGATGATATTCTTTATCAGCCATGCAATAAATGTAAGCGGAGCGAACAACACCTTCAGAACTGTTCCCAGGACTCCGCCTTTATCGATCCATTTCCCTATGACGGACTCTCCGCCGGTTAACCAGGTGTAGAGGTCTTCTATAATAAGTATAAGTGCCATGACGACGGCGATAATGACATATACAGGCCAAAGAGCTGCAATCATACTTATTGCCAGTGAACCGAATGCACTGACGAGGGACATTACTGCACCAACCGCAAGGACCCCTATTACAGGGATAATCGCGACAAAGACGGTTTTCAGTATTCCCATTGCAACAGGGGATTTAAGAAGCCATGATAAAAATTCACCGGCTGTATTAAGAAATGGTTTAAGTGCATTCAGCAGCATTTCACCGAGTGATTTTTTAATCTCATCGATATTTCCGGTAACAGTGGACATTATTCCCGTAAATGTTTTGGACTGTTTATCCATCGATCCGAAGAAAATGCCTCCCGCAGAAGTTAAACCCTGCAGTGACTTTTCCAAAGTCTTGAAATTTATCTGTCCGCTCGAGGCCATATCGAAGACTTGTTTTTCGGTAACGCCCATTGAGTCTGCCAACGCGCCATAGAGCACCGGCATTTGCTGGAGCATCTCATTATCGGCTTTATCCAACGCGTGTGCTTTCCCCACCATTCGGGCAAGATCCTCATAGCTCTTGCCTGTACCGCTTGCGACATCCCCAATCGTATTCATCAGTGGAATAAGATCTTCCTGCGCCACTTTGTATTGCAGTAATGCCTGTGCAGACGCGTTGACCTCTTTGGGCTCAAACGGAGTTTTAATGGAAAACTGATTTAACTCATTTAATACGCTTTTTGCTTTATCCGCGCTTCCGAGCATAACTTCAAACGACATCGACGTTTGCTCAAAAGAGGCTGCTGATTTAAGCATCCCGCCCATAAAGGTAATGGCGCCAGCAAGTGCAATTCCAGCCGCAAAAGCTTTGAATGCTGCACCGACTCTCCCTAGTTTCCCGGAGGCATTCTCCGATTCGGTAGCAAGCTTCTTTACTTCAGACGAAGCAACACCGAACTGTTTCGCAAAGTCGTTAATTTGGTTGTCTCGCAATTTTGTCTTCGCGAGAGCGTCGAGCTGATTCTTTGTCAGCCCGATCTTCTTTGCGTATTCAGCCATTTCTTTTTCGACATTATTGATGGACGCAGCGGCTTTGTCTCCATGCACTTTCATGTCGGAGAACTTCCTGTTTGCCTCTTCGGCTGCGGACACATCGCTGTCGAATTTGACAGCCATGTGCAGCGATCTGACTGCGCCAGGTGATCCCATTAGCTCTCGCTCTCCTTTTTTGCTTGCTCGAAAGCGTCCCGTTCCAGTTCCGCCCGTTCATCCATTGCGGCATTCACTTCCCGTATAAATTCCGGCAGCGCAGCATCGTATTCAGCGGAGGGGATTGTCACTTTCCCGTAGACGATCGGCCTCCAGTACGACCAGCTCCTTCGAATATTATTCCGAGCTTCCCTGTACAATTCTGCCGCGCTTGGTTCCGGTTTCCTCAGGTCCGGCCGTTTCATACTGAATGTCCCCATCCAGAAATCGGCGGAGAAGTTTTTCCCACACCTCCAGCTCTTTCGGGGTTACGTTATCGACAGTCGGTTTGAAATCGTGTCCGTCAGGAATTACGCAGTGTTCGAACGAATAATCGAGATGTTTCTCGCGGTCGATACCGGAAGCAATGTTGATACACTCTTTCTCCCAGGCGAGCTTCGTGCGGTTGCCGGGGTGCAGCAGTTTATACTTGCGCCCGTCGATCATATCGATGTGCAGCATCTTGCCGTTCATCGATTCCCCTGTCACGATAGGGGTGGTTGTCTTTTTCATCTGATCCTCCTCTGATGTTTTCGGGTGGCCGCGTTTGCGACTCCAGTGATATACTATTCAGGAAGCTGCACGCCGCTGAAATCCGCGGCGATAAGTTTCCATTCCTTCACCTGTTCCTCAGCACCGAACTTGATGCTCGGTTTTTCGGCGACGAGACATTCCGCGGCGCCACCGGTATACGCTCCGCCGCTTTTGTTGATCACCGAAAACGGGAAGAGGCTCGGCGAACGAAGAAGCCCCTCAAGCACGATATTCGACGGTGAACTCTGTTTGAACCGGATAGTGATCATTGCACGATCATCATTGATTTTTGTGAAGGTAACGTCGCCGTCGACCCCGCAGTGCGATTTGAAGTTTTCCTTCGTGACGGGCTCAACAATGACTTTGTCGCCGTCACCGAATCCGGTCATAGGAATCCCTCCAACGATTACATGCACGTTTTTGGGATCATATACTGTTCTTTTCATATTATCTCTCCTATCGTATCAGAGTTATTGTCGACCGGTCAGACCGTGATGACTCCATCGATCGTAAGCTCGTGAACCGCACCAGATGCGATCAGCTTGAAAGCGACACCTGGGATTTTTCGCGCCGCACGATCTATAGCTGCAATGTCGCTGCGCTCCGGAATAGTTACAGTATATTGATAGATTCCTTCGTCCGAGTTTTTCTTGTCTGCATCGGTATCAACTGTCGCGATCATGCCCATGCTGCCGCAAATGCGGAGCCGGGTCCTTATCACCGACTCGATCTGGGTGATGCCCTGATTTGTGTAGGGGATTTTATCGCAATTCACCTGAAGGCTGAAGATATCGGTTCCCAGCGTTGACTTGATATAGTCACGTATCTGGATGATGTCGATGTATTCACCGCCGGTAGTGATGCCCTCGTCAGAGTACACAATTCCCGCCCGTTCACTCATGGTAAATCCGTGTTTCTCGCGGATTGTGTTGAGCTGCGTCAGCGTGAAGTTCGACGCAGTGACGCCGTTCGGAGCTTTCCACTTCCAGGTGTAGCTGCCGGGGGTCTTCGGCAGACACATGCCCACCAGCGCGCATTCGGGATACGTTTCAGGCGAGGAGTGGATCAAATATGCTTCGCGGATGTTGTTACGACTATCGAGCGCAGTAATATCCGACGTGCAGCCGAAGAAGATCTTGTCGATGGACGAAGCGGCATCTCCGGCAGAATGCAGACTCGCCTTATCCCGCTCGGGAATAAGCAGCACATACCAGTCGCGGTCGGCGACAAGCGCCACTACATCGGCAATAAGATCGTCCGTATCGCGGACATAAATAGCGATCTTGGGGACTGTTGGTGACTGCGCGAAGATAGCTGATGCCATTTTGTATTCGGGATCACTCGACGTAAAGCCTGCTGTCAGCATCGAGGCGAGGTCAGCAAACTCGTTATATGTGCCGAGAAGCACACCCGCTGATTTTTCGCCCAAAATGAGTGGCGTACCGAAGCCTGCTTGCGATACCGGTTTGGTTGCCAGCGAAATATTTATCTTCAGGTCGTTGATAAACTGATTGCTCATGTCAATCCTCCAGAATGAGTGTTTTCAAAATGTATTCGATATCAATGACATCGACTTCGCGCTCACGAGAAACAATCGATGAGAGTTTTACATCGAATCCGAATTTATATTCCCAGTCAGTTTCAAGCTGTACGGTGCGATCCTGCGGTTCCGATATTCTCGTCGCAGTGATTCCCAGCGGCTCGCAAACATTCTCGGCAATATCATCCCACCAGTCGCAGGCGTTCCAGACTATCTTCCACAACTCGTGTGCGTCGCTGTGCATGAACGTCAGTGAGATAGGCAAATCACATTGCCCTTTATACGATATTATGCACTTTGTGCTGTCTCCTGCCTTGGGCTTCGTCTCGATCACCGCAAGGTGCGCTTTCTCCCTTAGCATTTCTGTAACTTTGAAGGTGGCATACGGATACGGCGGCTTATCACCTTTCTGTTCGGATCTGATAATCTTCGTCTGGATGTCGGCTCCGAATGCGGAGAAGATTGAGTTCAGCGATTCAAGCATTGGCATCCTCTGTTTGGGTCACGATACGCTTCGCAAAGTATACCGTGAAGCCGCCTTCGAAATTGCGATCCTGAATATCCCGGACTTCGTATGTATTATTTTCAGATATAAAAACATCCTTGAAATCATATCGCCGCGGGCCGGTGTGATAGAAACGCTTATCTCCGGCAGTATAGCTCCCTTCGGGCATCATTTTCATTGTTATCGCGGTTACAGGAAGAACACACATTGTTGTTTCTTCTTTCACCGGATTCGGAGCCGGTACCCATTCAACGCCGATATATGTGCCAGCTGATTTTCTGAGTACAGTTACCGGTCGCTCAAATTCTGCAAAATGTTCCAGCATCACACTACCTCAAAGCTTATTGATTTCAGCAAATCTGCTCCATCAATCAGCGTGCCTTTTTTGCCGCCTTTCAATTGAGCAGTCAGTGGTGCATTCGCTGGTTGTATATTCGATGAAATCCGCTGCTTGACGCTTGATACGTACGATGCGCCAAGTGCCGAAAGGATAAGATCTGCGTCTATCGATCCAGCAATGAGCTGATTCATCATATCGCCGAGAATCCGTTCCGCTCTGTCATGAGTTTCGCGTCGATCGAAGGCTCCTCGGAGATACGAACGTTCCGGAATCTTCACCTGTTTTTTTAGAATGAAAATCCGCTGTATCTGGTTCTTCCCGTTTTTACGAGCGAGAAAGCCATGCCCCTTGTTAGACCCCGGAACAAAAAACAATTCGTCTCCGAAATCTTTAGGCCGCTTTCCCTTCGCCTCGGGAACAAGTGGGATAGCGAGAAATCCCTTCTTTGCCTTGATCGTTGCGCCGAATTCATTGGCTCCGGCTATCGTTGCCAGATGTGACCCGTCGGCGCAGTTGGGCCCAATTTTGATCGTTTTACCTTTCAGCGACGATATTTCGCGGATCACGCGCTTCACCGTTTCGTCGCTCGATATAGTACACTTGGCTGGCATAACATCTATGCTCCGAATCGTCCCTGGAACCCGAAGATCTGAGTTTTTATCCTTTTATAGACCGACAGGAAAGATCCTTCAGGTTCTCCCTGTCGCTGCGCGAACGTCGTTGAAACGTCCCCGATACTTTTTGACTGAATGGTTCCAACTGTAATCACGCCGCGCATCTCGAGCAGATAACCTGCATATGCCATCTGTAGATCCGAAAAAGCTTCATGATCCTCCGCTATTCCATCCCGGATGGTGTGCCGTTTTGCCTGGTCAAGCGCCGCAACAAGCAGATCTTCACCTGCCGATGCGGCGCCGCCAAGGTAACGACGGAATTCTGTTGCGGAGGAGGTCGCCATCAGATTCCGGTGCCTACATAGATTGCGCTCGGGTGGCGGATGATCGCCCCTGCGGTTCTTTCGGTAACAGCCTGCTCGGATGTGCCGATGATATCGTATACGGGTTCACCGAGAATGATGTCTTCAGGCACCGCGAGTTCGATTATCTCAGGGCTGTTGTCCAGCACGAGAAATGCATCGACAGTTGAAAATCCGTTATTGGCTGCAGAAAGCGAACGAGTCTTGATGATCTTCTCGAAGGTCATACCCTGCGTCTGAAGCCATGACAGTATGGTCATCGGGGACTGATCCGAATAGGGCTGCAGAAGCTTGTTGTATGCGCTCGGGGGCAGAGCCAGCACCTTTGCGGTGAAGAACCCGTCGGCTTCAACGTTTGTTTTTGCAGTGAGGAGATCCTTTAAAATTTCCTTGGGAGTTTTATTCGCCCAGAGTTTTTTCGCTGCGCCGGTTCCGGTAACCCCGTCCGCGACAGCTTCCTTTGTAATCCCCGTTTTATTGAGTACGCCGTAAATTCCGTGTTTTGATGAACCGACAAAGAACAGTTCATTTTCTTTTTCCGCGACGAAACGACGTGCGCTTGAAACGCGAAGTGTATCGAGCTGCACGGCAGGGCCCTTGCCGAGAGCAGATTTCGCCTGCGTGGCGAGACGTTCGCTCTTGGTATAACGCACTCCGGTCGCGATCTCGTAAACATTCATGGTCTCGCGACCGCCATGTTCCCCGACAAACGGGATATCCTTGGCTGATCCGCCTGCAGCGAGGATTATCGCAGATCCTTTACGATCATACCAGTCGTAGCCAATCTCCGCTGCATAAGGCGGAAAGTTTGTATTGACGCTCGCTATCTGGCGAGCGACGAGCTCGTCCTTCTTTGCTTCGTAAAGCACATTCTCTATTGAGAGAAGGTCGTCTTTGGTGAGAGAAATTGCATCCTGACGTACTGACATATCAGTCTCCTTGTTGTGTCGTTATTACGCTGCCGGTGTTGCGGTCAGCTGTGCGCCTTCAGGGATAAACACAACAGCGATACCGCCCGCGTCTGCGCCCTCGATTACTTCCGCACCGTTGATGAGGGCTGTCTTTCCGGCAGTTGCCGTTTTGACAAAGCGTGCCATATCTGCCGTATCAGAAATCTTGGTATGGATCACATACAGAGGATCTCCCTTGCTCACCGTCTCTCCGACGCGTACAGTCATTACGCCGCCGCGAATCACCGCGACAGGGTCTTTGTCCGCATATGCGCCGTTGTCGAAATCACTCGCCTCATACGAGTATCCGGCAACGCCGGCAAAACGATCCTCGGCGCCGTTGAGCACCGACACGCCTTCGCCGTCATGTGCGAGCGCAAGGCCGAAGACGATAGCGCCGACCGCAACGCTCGATGAGATGTGATTTGCCGGATGATGCTGCGCGATCATTCCCGGAGTGCTAAGGCTTCCGCCATTCAGTGTTCCTGCAGGTATTGACATGGTTTTCCCCTTACTTTATGTCCTGAATATTAAGTCTGGACTGGCGCTTCTTTTCGATAGCCGCCTCGTCCAGACGCTGAGAAGACCCGTTCCCGCGATCGCCTCTGACGGCGGCTTTCTCGCGTTCGATGGCGAGGGCCGCGTCGAAGCGCGCGTCGATCACCGCGTCATCGCATGCGTCGTTTTTCACCGAAGCGTCGAACGGCAGCGTTTTGCCGATCACGGCGAGTTTGATTTCCTTGTCCTTCATTCCGTCGGTTTTCACGTCGGGGATGATGGCGCGGGCCGCGTCGATAAGTTTCGTGCGTGCACAAATGAGTGCGTCGAGCGTTTCGGGGGCTGTCGCCTCCGCCGCCTTCTT